AAATAATGCCTTTTGTGCGGTATCTGTTAAATCCCAATGTGCATCTATAGTTCCAGACCACTGCTTTATGCCAGTAAGAAAGGTTCTCCATTCTGTTCCCATTGCACTTGAATCAAGATTATCTGCCTCTACAGTCAGAGACCAGTTGGTTACATTAGCAACTTGTGTTGCACCAGCATAAACCATTCCCTTATTTCCACTAAATACAGCCATTTTTATATTACCTCCAAACTAATAAGTTACAACCTTGTATCTCAAAGTATAAACCCACTCTGTATCATCTCTTATCAACTGTGTATAATATCTAGTCAACTGTATCATTGAGGCATCTAGACTTTGCTCGTCTAGCAGATTAATAATCTGTGCCCCAATTCCTAACGCTATTGTAGCAGAGGAGTCATTAGAATAAACTGCTATACTAATATGGTGTTCCTCTAGTGTAGCAGAAGTCTTGGCAGGCAGATAACCAGAAGGCAATGTTTGAAGATGTGTAATAATTACTATAGGATACTGAAATACATTTGGAACATATTCGAGATATACGCCATTAACATTCTGTAGTGAAGTAGATAATTTAGAATATATTTTAGTTAAAACAGTATTTATCTTTGTTGACAATATGTCCTCTGAAGCCATTTATATGCTCTTATTAAACCAACTGCCATAAATGGATGCGCACCTCTCTTTCGTTCTTTGTTTATCACTTCTACTCCAGGAGGAATTGTAGGTGCTTTCATATAAGTCCATACTATAGCTCCAATCTCAAACTTCTTTGCCCATTCATATTTCTGTTGTAATTCTTCTGTAATTGTTAATGGATATGGTCTACTACGTCCAAATTCTTGAACACCTGCGTGTGGAGAATGATTCCATACTTTACCAATGATAGCATTATCTGTAATAACTGGTTCTTCAACAACAAAGTTAGTAAAGAGGCTATCTGGGTCTGTATGCACTCTATCGGTTTCAGTTAAGTAATTTTTAGATTCATTTACAATTACTTCAGACGTTTCTTTAACTACATCTTTCCCAAATTGATAAATAGCTTGTTTAATAGCCATTTTATCTATATCGGATTTAATTTTAAATTCTAGTTTCATTGTTTAATATTGATTATATCTGTTGCGTCGTCAACAGTAATCTCTAAGTGGTGGTTTCTAAAATTAGGATTCCGATATCCTATAATTTTAAAATACTTATCACCGATATTTATGATATTGTCAGGTTTTATATCTATATCGTCTGTATAGATAACATATCTTCCTATTAGTGAAGGAGTATTAGCTAGTGCCTTAACTTTACTTGAAGGATTAGATATTACACCTTTAGCTGTTTTAACAAAAACATATTCAGTAGTATATGAACCTAATCCGTCAGATATCAAAGTCTTGGAATACACTTTAAACTCCTGCACTGGTCCAATCATAGAATGCTCCCATACCAAGTAACTCGTTTATTCTGATATTCATTAATAATTTCCCTTGCTTCCATTGGTAGGCTACGTAAATCTTTGGAGAATGTAACTCGTTCGTCTCCTATTGCATAACTTGATACATTATTTAGGTTTTCTTGATAATTTCTGAACCACGATTTAACAGTTATCATAATTGCGTATTTAATATCTTCTTTTAATCCTATACCAGAACGATATATTACTTCTAATCTTACAGGCTGTGGTATATGAGCATAAAAGGCTAAAACCTGTTCGTCTATAATATCAAAATCTACTAATTCTACATTTCTAATAGTATCCATAACACTTATTACATATTTTATAGGATAATGTTTTGGATTGAAGTATCTTGAATTAATCGTGTGTATTTCTTTAAATTCAATAGTAGGTATATATCTTACAGTATATATTCCGTCTATATTTACTATGATAGTGCCATCAGTTAAGTTATATGTGAAATCTTCTATATCAAGTTCTATGCCTTGTCTGTATACATATTTTAATTCTGTTATATTCTGGTCAGGAAGTGTTATAAGCCCATTTATGGAATCGATAGAAACTTCTTTGGTAAGCGTATATCTAATAGTATACGTTCCATCTTCAAAAACTGTAATAGTGCCATTAACCAAATCATATATGAAATCATTTATATCTAATATTACACTGTCTTTTTCTAGATATGTTATCTCTGTTATATCCTGGTCTGGAAGTGTTATCAGTAAGTCTACAGAAGCAACAGTTACTTCTTTAGTGATTAAGTATCTGATAACATACGTGCTATCTATATCTACATTAATAGTTCCATTAACTAAATTATATGTAAGTTCAGATATATCTAATACAGTGCCATTCAAGTATATATATGTTATTTCTGATAGATATTGTTCACCAATAGTTAGAAGTCCAGATACAGACGTAATAGTAACTTCTTTGGCTGGTAGGAATGTCCAATCAAGCTGTTTAAGAATAATAGATTCAGCTGAATTTCCTAAAAATTCCAGCTGTGCATTATTAGAACCTATAAAATTTTGTAATTCTGTTAAATTGATATATCTCATTTTTTAGGTAGTGGGAGGCAAAAGCCTCCCACTGATTTATACGGCTATAGAGATACCAGCAACTACAACTGGATAAGTAACAGACGGTGTGAGCATAGGCTCAAAGTCATTACGCATAGAAGTGACAAGCATATTAGATGTGGTAGAAATATCCCTTGCCTCTTCTACTTTTACGCTGCCTCTCTGTCCAATTAAGAATGCTGGTGTATAAACCATAAGTATCTCTGTATTTGTTAAACCAGTTGTTGTATAAACTCCAGTTGTTGCTAGGTCTTCTCTTACAAACTCACTTACTATGATAGGAATTCCGTCTATTCTTTCAAGAACACCAGTATCTACAGTAGCATTAGGTCCAAATTTATCATATGTAACTACCTGGTCAGTATTTAATAGTTTAACAAATGCACTATTAGATACTATGAGTGCAAGATTATTAGGATTCTGTCCGAATCTCTTCATCTTTAATCTCATACTTCTGATTACACCTAATGCTTTTGATTTATCTGAAAGGTCAGCAGCACTTATCTCCAGGCTACCAGCTTTAGCATATTTCCTTAATCCCTTAAATGCCTTTCTAGCATCTGTTGCATCAGTCACGTCAGCATCCATATGTGTTGCAGTGGTATCCCCGTTGATTATTGTAGTCTCTAATGCCCTAGCAAGCGATTGTGCTATATATCTCTTTATAGCAGGAAGTGCTGGTGCTATTAGGTCTTCAGTAGCCTCGTCAGTTATCCTTGTAAAATATAAGAATGTTTTAGCGGTAAATGTCAACGCAGCGGTAATTGTGCCTGTAGCCTGGTCTGAAAGCGAACCAGTTCCTTCTGTTCTGTATATAGCCATAGGGTCATTTAGCATAACTGGCATTAGGTATGGATTAGATGGCATATTTATTGTCTCGAAAAGCTTTGCGACTCTTAATTCCTGCTCATATATTTCAAGAATTCTAGTAGATAGTTCCTGCGGAACAAATTCTTTACCTAAACCTGTAGTCCCAGCTGTAAATGCTTTAGAAATTAGCTTACTATATACATTTTCATAGTATTTCAACTGTGTAGGTTCTTTCCTCAGTATTTTAGATAATAGATATAAATTATCATTAGCCTCATCAATAGCAGGGTTATTGAATTCATAGGTGAATTTCTCTGGTTCTTTCTTTGCTTCATTGAAAGAAGCCCTTATTAAGTCGGCTAGCTCACTGGTTCTGTCATTCTTTAATACTTCTACTAAACTTTCAAACTTCTGCATTACTTCACTCATTATTGTCTCTCCTCTATAAGTTTTTTCAAACCACTAACAATTGCATTTCTCTCTTCAACTTTTTCTTTCATCAAATTCAACAATTCATCAATCTTTTCAGGAGGTAATTCTTCCTCTGACTTTTTAACTTCTTCGGTCTTAACTTCTACATCTTTCTTAACTTCCATCTTCTTCTCTTTCTCGGCATTGATATCAGCCTTTAATTTCTCTAGTTCTTCAGCAAGCCTTTCAAGTAACCTTAATACTGTATTCATCTTAGATTCTAAATTCTTAGTAATTTCTTTCTCTACTTCTGGATAAGGATACTTATCATTAATAGATACACCTATGAAACCAGCTAAAGTCTCTATGGCTTTCTTTATATCGTCTGGTGCGTCTTTATATAATGGCTGTAAAATATTTATTGCTTGTTTAATTGATTCTCTGGCGTCTTTGCCTAGCTTCTTCTCGACTTCTGTTAAAACTTCATCTGATATTAAATCTTCCATACTTCCCTCTCTTTTGACTATATAGAATTCTTCTCCGATAGCAGGCTCGTTTACCTCGGAGACTTCCAACATATGTAAATCGAACAACAGACCTACTTTGTCACTCATCTCACTCATAATGCAACTCCTCCATTACAATAGCGGACCACGACTACTATCTCCATTCGATGACCTTCATACGTCCAAATGCTCTGATAGAAAAGCCTCTTATCTTGCCTTGCTTAATCAGCTCTTTGCGAATAGGATTTTTTTCTTCTATTGTAAGATACCAAGTTCCGTCTGGTATAACTCTTCCATTATCTAATCTGTAATCGCCTTTTTGTATTGCACATTCAAGAATAGTAACTTCGTCGTTTACATATTCATTCTGGTGCATAAAACCTATATTCCTTGAATTGCGCATAAAATCGAACATAGCTTTTTCAATTTCTTCTTTAGTAATTATATGACCCTGTCTATCTACTCTATCAGGTATCAATACAGGTCCAGTAACTATACCACGGAAGGTATCTGATTTCATTATAGGTAAAACTGTATCAGCTGGTGTTTTAGACGTTTCGAATAGCCAAAACGCAGTATTTTCTTCTTTCTTTGCAGTATATAAACCATTCAATACCTTACCTTTAAATTTTACTTTTAGAAATTCAGGAGAATTTTGATATATCTCACAATTACCACTATCTATCAATTCTATCCAGCAAGGTGTATTTTTAGATGGATTTAGCATTGTCTTTGGTTCTATTTTAGTCTGTTCTTTGATATCAATAATCTTCTTATCTATATCAGTTTTATATCCAGCAAATCCAAAACTATCTGCTGGGTCTTCTGATATAGAATAATGCACTAACTTATTACCATCTAGAATAGTTAAATCATACACTTCTTCTGTCGGTCCAAATCTATTTATCTTATGCTGCGGGTCTAACCAGTATCTTCTATGTAAGAAGAATTTACCAGTATTCTTGGTTATTAAATCCAATTCCAAAATAGCATTACGCATTTGTATTGCCTTTTTTCTATCTTTTTCTAACCAGTATTTATATTCATCTGGTATCTTCTTCCTAATTTCTTTTGGTAATGCAGAATAGCCTAAAGGTGGTAAAAGATTTTTACGCACTGCTTCACCAAGCACATATGGTGTCTGGTCTGTAGACTGTATAAATAGCCAGGTAAATGTTGAAGGATTTTCAGCTTCTTCTTTATCATAAGGTGGTAATATGTTCTTTGTAGCTTTATAAAATACAATTAAATCATCATCTGTAATTTCTTTACCATTCATTACTTTTCTTAATTCTTCTATACCTAATTGCCTGAAGATATGTTTTCCTTTAAGTTTACCGTCAAGAAATACTTCAAGCATATAATCTTTAGAAAATCCATATTCTACTTTACCTTTATCTATGATTAGAAATACTCCAGGATAGTTAACTCTAGAACCAGGTAGTATTTCTTTGCTTTCTGATTGTGAAGGAACTACGCCTTCAAAATCAAACCATTCCTCTGGTTCAGGTTCTTTAGGTGTAGCCCATAAAGAAGTAGCACGAACCTTACCGTCAGCAGTTTTCCTTAACTTAAACTTACCATTCTTCCAATCAATCTTCCATATATCTTTTTCCTGAACCTTTTTAGCGTCTTCTAATGTAAGTATAGGTTCATCTATATTACCTTTAATACCATCTTGAATTGTAAAGCCAATTAACTCAGCCAGTTTTAGCCCTCCAATCCAAATGGGTAGAATTATGATACCTGATAAATCCAAGCCCACCAACAAAATCGTGATTTTCCGTTTCTATATCGTATACAAATTTAGAAACAGGATAATAGAATTTCTTTTCCTTCTGATTGATTTCTTTGCTTTCTATTTTCTGATATACTTTATTGTCTGCATTCTTATTGAACGATATATAATAACAATTCTTGTCTACTGTTAATTTATAACTATTATAGACTAAACTGCCCAGGTAGATAATCTGTTCAGCTAATTGCATAGAATCTGCCTTGATACTCTTATTCTTCAGCATTAGATTTTCAAGCAGTGTCTTTATATGTTCTAATTTCCAGTAAAATACTGCTTTAGGAATTCTCTTAAATACTACAGTTTTACCAGCAAAACATTGATATAAAATAGGAAATCCGCCTAGAAGAACCATATCATTCTTGATATAAAAACAGCCGAATTTCTTTTTAAACTTAATCAATAATTCGTCTAATTTAAGCGGATAGGTTATATAGTTATTTACTTTTTCACCATATTTTAATGTATTTGTAACAAGTAAGATAGTATCTAAATCTACGTCAATATCATTACCTTCAAGTGGTGGTGGATTAACAGTATCTAAAACAGTTCCTTCTTTTATATCATTAACAGTGATTTCCTTACCTTCTGAATATAGGGAATGGCTTCCTGTAACCTCTGCTATATTTTTATCTGTAATTACCTGATACATTTGACTTTCCTGTATTGGATGCCTAAATACTCTCAATATCTTACTCCAGCCGTTAGAAGTCCATACATAAATATTTTCTGGTATATATTCATTCTGTTTAATTTTAGCTGGTATTAAAGTATAGATGGGAACTATATCAAAAGTATCATCATACTTAATATAGACTGGGGTTTTATCAGCAACTGACTTACCTATACAATGCCTATGTATCATATACTCATACTCCTTATCTTCATTAAGCCATATAGGAAGAAATGAAATCTTCCTTATTTCCTTCTTTGTATTAAGTATTCCAGCTTTTCTTGCAGAATTCAAAGCAGTAGAAACACTATCTGCTTCTGTAATGTCTTCATTATATTCGATAAATTTAGGTTCATATAGATTAATAGAATAATTTCCATTGCTTTCATACACATTCAGATTATGAAAACTAACTGTGATAATTCCCCACTTTGGAACGTCTACTGCTGTATTATAGGTTCTTCCGACTGGAACATAAAAGGTATCTTCATATTTTATTAAAGTATTCTCGTCTACTGGAATGTTACCATCATATCTTAAGGCGATATCATAATTAAATGCCTTCTTATCTTTGGTTTCTGTCTTATCATAAACAATTGCGTGAACTTCAGCAAACTTCTTTAGTTTCCACCAGGGGACATTGCCATTAAGTGGATAGATAGAATTAGCAGGTTTTACCATTACACCTTCTCCGTCTTCTATCTTCAGTAACTTATCTATAGTCTTCTTTAATTCATTTTCATTACTTACATAATAGCTTTTTAATTTATTCAATTCATACTTGTATCTTTCTTTGTCTTCATTACCACTGAAGATATCCAAACTATCAAGTGCCTCAAGTCTAGTCTTATACGGTTCTTTATGCAAGTCTTTATCTAAATATAAACAATCGAATATATTAATAACAAAATGATAGTTTTCTGGCATTTCATTAGAATGTAATACACCACTCATCACTTCCCTTGGCTGGTGTATATCTTTTTCAAATAATTCTATTTCTGAATCTAGAACAAAAGATTTATCTGTCTTCGATAACTTATCTATAATATTAGAAAACTTCTTTGTATTATCTGTTCCATCTTCAGATATTATTTTTATTTTATCTTTATCTTTGAATATCAGGTGTCTAGCACCGTCTACCTTTAATTGTAATATGCATTCTATGAAATCAGTATTGAATCTACTGGAATACTGCTTAATATAATCTACTAAATCGTCATACTTAAATACTTCACCAGAACGATAAGCATTTACAGTATTCAATTCTGGTTTTCCTGGCATAATCATTCTGCTTGGTATTACTTCATCTTTTTTCTTACTTTCCAGTGCTTCTTTTTCTAACTTCTTATTTCCAGTCCTGAATACTTTTGTGATTAATTCTTTAACTTCTACGGAATCCTTTACTGGTATCACTTCTGATTTATTCTCTACCAACACAAGGTCTAAAACAGTATTATCTGGTAATCCGAATGCCAGTCTTGTTAATTTGGTATTTAAACTGGAATCTGGTCTAATCTCGTCTTCCATTCTAATTATAATATCAGTATCTCTTGGATTTTTCTTACCATAAACAGTAGAACCACTTAAAGATATAAACTGTGGAATCCATACTACAGTAACATTGCCATTTGTAAGTGCAAGGTCATATAAAGAAATATAATCCCAGTTAGGTCCATAAGGAGATTTAACTATATGGACAGGCTTATTTGTATCTATGTTATCTTCGATAATATCAGAAATATCTTCAGAAGTTAAAACCTTATTACTATATTTAACTTCTGAATTTTCTATAGTTACATATTCTTTCACAAGAATAATATCAGACAAAATTCTTCTCCAAGAATTTCTTTAAACCAACAATAAACTCGTCTTTGGTCTTACAAGATACTAGATATTCCAAAAAATACTGCTTTAAAAGATTTTCTAATTTATCTGCTTCAGTTTCACCTTTAGAAGCTACCAGTGTAGAATGTATAGCAGGTAAATCAAGTAGTGTAGTATAATAATTCTTTATCTCTGATAATGGTATTCTTTTATTGAAATAATCTTCTAGCTTCTGTGATTCTTCTATTGCAGTTATTATCTTCTCTCTTAAAGATTTTAAGCCGTCATTTTGATTATCTGTTTCTTTATGATTTAACATTTCAGTTAAATTAGTAAGCAATAAAGGAATTTCACCATTTTGGATATTGGCTTTATCCAAAAGCTCTCTCAATTCATCTCTGGTCATAATACCACGCTCCACTAGGAGTGTCTCTGCTCTTAATATATCGGCAAGGAATTTTCTATACTTGTCCGATTTCTTTATTTCAAACTTGAATTTAACACTTCTGTCCTGTGTATTTATTAAATCGTAATTAATTCTTTCTTCTATGAACCTTGCCAGTGGTAAGATAGTATTAATAAAAACAGAAAGTTCTACAGATTCCTGATTAGAATAAGAACCTAAATTAGGAACACCAAGTATTTTAGAAGTGACTTCTTTGAGCAGAAACTCTCGTTCTTTGTCAACGTCTCTTTCGGTATCTGAGCCTAAATTCTTAATATCAACAGGAGCAGTCATAATAATTGGAATTTCTGGGCTTGACCTTATCTGATTAAGCATATCTACTTTAAGGTTTTTAATCTGTATTTCATTAAGATTACCACCAGCAGGTGATATAACTGGGTGTATAATACCAAAGTTCTTATCAGTATAAATTAGTCTATTTACCAGATTCCTATCATAAGTAACAGGTAATAAAACAGATTCTAATTTAGAACGGCACAATTCTTCGCCAGGAGAGTATGATAGAAACTTAACAAGTTCATTAGAATAATATTCTTTATCTTTATACCTGATTCCTATAAAATTTTTATTTTCATTTGTAATTAACTTAGTATTTGAAATCTTTACATACTGAAGGCTTTTAACAGAACCATTTATATTATATTCTTTAATCCAGAATGAAGCACCATAAATATAATAATCCTTGACTGTATATTCAAGTATTTCTCTTATAGAATATAATTCATTTGGTCTTTCAAATAACCTATAGAAATTACCACTTTTAAGTATTTTACCGTCTTTGCGCACAAGAATAAATGGTAAGTCTGCTATATTCTGTGCGATATAATCTACACAAGAAGCAACAATAGAAGAACAAATATAGGCTAGGGGACTTGTAAGGTTCAAGTCCCCAATATTTTGGTATTCAGCCTCGTCGTAATCCTTCTGAAGATATATAACTTCAGGTTCTTTATCTGAATTTCTATTAAAGAAACTTAAAAAAGGAAATCTGATTTCTTTCCTCCTTATTCATTGGATTGCCTTCACCAATAATAGCACATAGACTGGTGTATGAATGTACATTTTTAATTGTGAATATGATATAATATAAATATGAAGATTGCATTGTGCGGGCACGCCTATAGTGGTAAAAGCAGTATTGCACAGGTTTTAAGGAATAAATATGGTTTCACAATTCTTTCTTTTGCAGAACCAATTAAGCAATCTAATTTGATATTCGACAAGTTAAATCTTCCAAAAGAGCCTAAAGCAAGCAGAAGAAAAGTATATCAAGCACTTGGTAGCTGGGCAAGGAATTCACTAGATAAAGATATCTTCATTAAGAAGCTAGCTTCTAAACTTGGGCTATATGATAAAATAGTAATTGACGATTTAAGATTTAAGAATGAATATCGATTTCTAAAGGAAAATGGCTTCTTTATTGTAAAAGTAGAAACACCTTGGATAATATTATGCGAACGTGCAGGAAAAGAAGGCGAAAATCCAGTTGAATTATTTTCAGACGAGAGTGAATTGGAAATAGACTTGATTAAAGAATTTGATTTAATTGTTTCTGGAATAGTTAACCCAGAATTAAGTGCCGATTTAATAATTTCAAAACTGGAGGAGAAATGAAGAATTCGGAAATTCTTCCTTGTGGGTATGCATTTTATGATTTTGGAAATATAGATAAGCTATACATTATCCCTATCAGTGATATACATATAGGAGACGTCCGTTGTGATTATGATAAACTTAAAGGTTATCTACAATGGATAAAAGAACATAATGCATATATAATACTTAATGGCGATTTAATGACTTTAGATATCAAATCAAGTGTAGGAGACGTCTATAATGCAGAAATGAATCCACAAGAACAATTAGATTTAGCAATAGAAATATTTAAACCGTTTGCAAATAGAATATTGGCAGTAGTAGAGGGTAATCACGAATACAGAATTTATAAAGAAACTGGATTAAGAACTACTAAAATATTCGCAGACGAACTTGGAATATCTGCATACAATCCTGACGGTATGTATATTATTATTAAAATGGGCAAGGGACTAAACAATAGACCTATTCTATATAGATTATATGCTACACACGGATGGTCCAGTGGTAGAACTACAGGAAGCAAAATAAATGCAGTAGAACAGCTGAATAGACAATTTCCTATCACTGACTGCTATATAGCGTCGCATACACATACACAAGCACTATCAGTAGACGTAATATATTATCCAGACGAACGCAATAATAAATTTGTAGAACAAAAACGAGTTTATGTATCTGCAGGTTCTTTCTTAGGACACGGCGGGTATTCTTTAAGAAAAGGATTAGCATTTGCTAAACTAGGTTCTCCACGTATTAGACTTGACGGAACTAGAAAAGACTTACACGTGAGTATCTAATGATTAACGTAAGAAGCAAAGGAAGAAGAACTGAATATGAAGTTAGGGATATACTAAAGGCTAATGGAATAAGTGCAGATAGAGTTCCACTATCTGGGGCTAGCCAAGGGTTCAAAGGTGATATTATTTTTATTCGTAACGATAAGAAATATGTTGGCGAAGTGAAAGCAAGGCAGGATTCATTTAAAGAAATATACAAGGAAATAGATAACTATGATTTAAAAATGGGAAATATAATTATTACTACATTGGAGCGGTGGCTTATGAATGAAAAAAAGGAAATAAAAGAAATTAGAAAATCTAAATTAATAGAAAAATGGTTAATCGATAGAGACGTGTTGTTTTTCAAATCTAACCGTAAGGACTGGTTGATTGCTTATGCCAGCAAAGTATAAAATTTTACAGGTTTCTTTTCTTGACCACGGGCTTATCTTATCTTCTGCTAGTGAAGAAGAGTTGTATTAAGATATAGCCTGTATTTCATTTGGGATACTATATGAAGAAGACGAGAATTATTACTATGTTGTAAATTCGATTTTTAATAACAACGAATCGAGAGATACGATAAAAGTGTTGAAATCAGCTGTAACAGAAATTAAAGAATTGGGGGATATTGAATTATGAGAATCATAAGAGATATTCAGCCACAGAAGGAAAATCCAGAAGAACATAAAGACGATAACCAGCGTCCAATAATATCTGCTTGCTTGATAGTAAGAAACGAAGAAAAAATGATAGAAAACTGTCTTGAATCAGTTAAGGATTTTGACGAGATTATAGTGGTGGATACTGGTAGCATAGACAGAACAATAAAAATAGCAAAGAAGTATACCAACAAGATTTATAACTTTAAATGGAATGACGATTTTAGTGAAGCAAGGAACTTTTCTATTTCGAAGGCTACTGGGGATTGGATATTATATATAGACGCAGACGAACGGTTTATGAGTAAAGGAATGGACTTAAAAGAATTCTTACTAGCACAACCTGAAAATGTATTAGGTATAGAAATTCCGATTATCAGTGAACTTGATACTGGAATCATTAAGCACGAATTAGTCAAGATATTTAGAAAAGGGATTAAATTTAGCGGAATAATACACGAAAACGTATTAAGAGATATCGAGAGTAAAAATGGTGAAATAGTTTCTACAGATAAGTTTTATATTATGCACTTCGGATATAAAGAATCAAGTAGAAAAGAAAAAGATAAAGATATCAGGAATTTTAAACTACTTAAGAAGGCAGTAGAAAAAGAACCCGATAATCAAACATATTGGTATTATATCTTACAGGGTGCAATGGTAGGCAAATATGATTTTGGAGAAGGTAAAAATACCATAGAAACTTGCTTTGAAATAGGAGATAGGATACTAAAATCAGATGTTAAAACAAACTTAAAAGTAGAAGTTATTAAATTATTCCTTGGCTACTTTATAGAAAATAATAAATTAGAGGAAATGCCAAAGTATTTAGGTATGCTGTATTCATTAGATAAAACAGTATGGAATGAATATAGCGGTATATATTCTTATTATAAAAAAGACTGGGAAAATGTTTATAAACATTTTTCTGAAATGGATTTAAGCAAACTATACTCATATGATTTAGGTGGAATGTTTATCCACGCCTGTTTGAATTCCAATCATTACAGAGAAGGAGTAGAAGCAATTGATAAAATTACACAAAAAAGTCCATTGTCCTATTCGTATTCAGCAATGTGTGCTTATAGATTAGGCAATAAGCAATTATCAAGAACTTTAGCAAATAAGGCACTTGACTATTATCCGTTACATACTATAGCAACCAGTTTAATCAATCTAATAGATGAAGAATCTTTTGTAGATAAGCCATATAAAATTCTGATTGCTTCTCCAGTAAGACAGCAATACAAAATACTAAAAGAAGTATTGGACAGCTGGAAGCAAATAGACAAAGGTAAAAATGAAATCTCATATTATTTTGTAGATAATAATGACGACCCGAGGTGCAGTAAATTACTAGAAGAATTTGAACTTGATAAACATATAGACAGAATAGAACCTAGAATGATATATTTCAAAACCTCAATACACTATTGGAATTACGAACTTGTGCAAGAGGTAGCTAAAATGAGAAATATGATTTTAAAGTATGCACTAGATAACAATTTTGATTATGTATTTATGGTAGATTCTGATTTAGTTTTAGATAAAAATGTATTGAATGTTTTACTTAAAACTAACAAGCCAGTGATATCTCCAGTTTTTTGGACTAAAGAACCAGATAATAATGAATGGGCACAGGTATGGCTACAAGACCAGGTATCACTTTATCATTCACTAACAAATCCTGAATTAAATGAAGAAACTAAAGATAAATATGCGAAAACATTCTATTCAATATTGAAGACAGCAGACACGCCTATTAGAGTAGGCGGGTTAGGTGCTTGCACACTAATTAGAAGAGACGTGATAGAAAAAGGTGCTAATTATAATGAGATTTACAATGTATCTTTCTTTGGTGAAGATAGAGATTTCTGTATAAGAACAGTAGCATTAGGATTTGATTTGTGGGCTTATCCTGGACCTAATATATATGTAACGCATCGCTACCGTGAAGATTGACGTGGATTTATATAATAAATTAAACTATATGATAAATACAGTGCTTAACACAAGACACGCACACTATTATCTTTCTAAAGAAGATATAGAAGATTTTTGTCAAGAAGTATTTCTAAAACAGCTACAATCCGACAAGGAATTAGAATATAAAGATTTGTATCATATGTATTTTATCTTCACTAGAAGAATAAAAACATATAGAAAACGATATATCAGTCTGGAAGTCAACTGCCCGCCTCTTCGGAGGTAAGTTCTAATTGAACTTAGTTGACCAGCCTAAGGTGTTTAGGACACCTACGTTATACAGGTCAGGACACCTACGGGTGCTTCTCCAGCCTGTAGCTCTGTCGCTTAGCATTAAACAGTCCTGAGGGTAGGGATAGTGTGCTAAGTGCAAAAAGCTTGTATAACATTGGCGAGGAGAGACTATCGAAAGATAGCGTTACTAGCCCCGTAAGGGGAATGGAAGGAGAGAGATTATGGTATTTGTAGTAGGTAAACACAAAAAACCATTAATGCCTTGTTCAGAGAAAAGGGCGAGATTATTGCTTGAACGTGGCAGAGCAGTAATACATAGAAAAGAACCATTTACTATACGCATTAAAGATAGAACAGTGAAGGAAAGCAATCTACAACCATTAAGATTGAAACTTGACCCGGGTAGCAAAGTAACTGGTGTAGCTATCTTAGAAAATGATTCTAAAGCAATATGGCTAGGTGAAATACATCATAAAACAAATATTAAGAAGAATCTAGAAAATAGAAGAGCTATCAGAAGAAACAGAAGAAATCGCAAGACTAGATATAGACAGGCAAGATTCCTTAATCGCAGAAAGCCAAAAGGTTGGCTACCACCTTCGCTAAGAGCTAGAGTTAATCAGACTACTAACTTTGTAACAAGAATTCGTAATCTATTACCTATAACTACAATTAGCACAGAACACGTTAAATTCGATACCCAGCTAACGCAGAATCCAGATATTAAGGGAATTGAATATCAGCAAGGTGAATTATTTGGTTATGAAGTTAGAGAATATCTACTTGAGAAATGGGGACGTAAGTGTGCTTATTGTGGCAAAGAAAATGTACCGCTAGAAATAGAACATTTAATCCCTAAGTCGAGAGGAGGTAGTGATAGAGTGAGCAACCTAACTATAGCGTGTCACGAATGTAATCAGAAGAAGGGGAATATGACAGCTGAAGAATTTAATCATCCTGAAATACAAACACAAGCCAAGAAACCATTAAAAGATGCTGCTATGCTAAATACTACAAGGTGGACACTATATAATAACTTAAAGGAAACTGGCTTGCCAATTGAATGTGGTACTGGTGCAAGAACAAAGAAACAAAGATTAGAACGTGGGCTACCTAAAACACATTATTATGATGCTTGTTGTGTCGGAGCTAGCACACCAGACAATATAACAATAGATACTGAATATATTTCAGTTTGGGTAGCAAAAGGTCGTGGTAATAGACAAATGTGTAGAACTGATAAATATGGATTTCCGAAAAGCTATCGTAGAAATCAGAAACAGTATTTTGGTTTTCAAACAGGAGATATTGTTAAGGCTGATATTCCGAAAGGAAAATATCAAGGCAATTTTGTAGGTCGTGTAATTATAAGGTCAAGTGGAAATTTTGATATTAAGGATAGTATGAATAAATATATTTGTCAAGGTATTCCATGGAAATATATTCATTTGATACAAAGAAATTTTGGTTGGCAATGTCAAATGGAAAGAATACTTATATGATTAGTGATATTGAACTTGCTAAAAGACTTGCGAATGGTGACAATATAGATGAACTACTAAGTGATTCAGACGTAGTAGAAAGATTGAACGACCCACTATTTGAAAGATTCCTATTAAAATTCTTGCGTGCTAAAGCTATTGCTTCATTACCAAGAGCATTTATGAAGATTATAGAAGAAGCAGAAGAAGGTAATATACAGGCAACTAAAATGCTATTTGAACAATTGAATGTAGATTTTACTTCTGTAGAAAATACTACCAGAAATATAGAAGACTTGAAAAAACAAGTCTTGGAAGCGGTGAAGAAATATTCAGATAAAAAATGATTTAAACGATATTGCTTTATATCTAGAGGAACTGGATAGACAGGAAAGAATAAAGCTGTCAGATGATTTCAAATATTTTAATCGTGTATACTTCAATAATAAATATCCACCAAGTAAGTATCACGATATCGTTTGTGATTATCTACAAGATACTTCAATTAAGAAACTACTTATTATATCACCTAGAGAATCTGCAAAGACTACTATAACAGAAAGATTTGTTATATGGCTAGCAGTAAAGAAACGTGCTAACTTTGTAGTATTGATAGGTGAAAGTTTCCAACGTGGCTGTGATTTCTTAAGAGATATTAAATCAGAAATAGAACAAAATGAAAAGTTAAGATATGATTATGGCAATCTTGTTTCCTCAAAGAACTGGAGCAAAACTTCAATACTTACAAAGACTGGAACATTGATATCCGTCTTTGCTAAAACTTCTGTAAGAGGGGCTAAATTTAAAGAATATAGACCTGACTATATAATAATAGACGACCTTGAAAATGAAGCTGTTCTTAATTCTAAAGCTATTGATAACTTGAAAAGCTGGTTCAATAAATCTGTTATGCACCTTGGCGATTTCGACTCAAGATACATAATTAATGGAACTCTTATATCAAGGAAGAGTTTACTAATAGACTTAATGAAAGACCCAACTTGGACTACTTTATTCTTTAAAGCAGTAATGAAGTATGCAGACAGAGAAGACTTATGGAATAGGTGGGTAAAAATAGTAACGAATAAGAACAATCCAGATAGGCTTATAGAAGGTAGACTATTCTATGAAAAGAATAAAGAAGAAATGCTTAAAGGTGTAGACGTGTTTTGGGATGGTAATCCACTGTATGATTATTACGAATTAATGATACAAAGATATGTTAGTCCTGGCTTATTTGCATTTGAATCTGAAAAACAGAATAATCCTATGATTAATTATTCACCTCAAAGCATTAATCCAAACGATATTGGATATTATGACGAACTACCAAAAGATATGCCACTATTCCTTGGCGTAGACCCTTCACTAGGTAAAGATGATTTCACTGGTATGGTAATAATAGGAACTGACGAATTCGGTTATACTTATGTTCTGGACGCAGAAAATATCCTTACAGAAGACCCAAATGAACTTGCAGATATAATTATACAGAAAGATAAATCATTAAACTTTACAGCAATAGGTATAGAAAGCGTTGGATTCCAAAGGTGGCTAAATAAGATAATAGAACATAAAGACCAGAATACTGCTTTGAAGATATTTGAATCATATAATCCTAGTATACCTGGAATACAAAATCAGAAACAAAGAAAAATTTCAAGTCTTAAAATGATTATGCATAAGATAAAGTTTAATAGAACATTACAGGTATTGATTGAACAGCTTTATGAGTTTCCGAATGGTGAACACGACGACTTACTAGATGCATTAATGATTGCTATGGATATAAGTAGCAAGTATCTGCCATTGAAGATAATTTGAATTTTTATTCACACAGTGAATGATTTTCATTCAAGACGTGAATGGAATTCTTAATTCTGTTAGATTCAAAATAACTTTCTTTGATTAGTAATCTTCCTGAATTTTCTATCTATATCACTTAAAGTTTCATTTGGTCTGAATGGAAATCTAGAGAATTGGTCAAGCCACAGCATGTATTGCCACAAATCAGAATACTGTGAATAAACGAAATATAAATCTCTTAGTGACGAGAATGGGCAAAGATAACAAGATATTCTAGTTAAATGATTATATGCACCTTCAAAATCAAATCCTCTAGAATAGCAGAATTTAAGATTATCCTGTTGTCGCATTTTATTATCCAGTAGCGGATACAATTTATTGCTATCAATATTTCTTCGATTGATTTCGTCATAAGCTATACCGATATATTCATAAACTTTTTTTCCATTAGCCAATTTTTTAGCCATTTTATGAACGCTGCCTTTCTTCAATGCGGTGCACCACCTTGAATTTATTACCGGCCAGCCATAACCTTTATACCCTTTATATTTTCCTCGTGTAATC